ATATTTTTTAAGGTCAAGGCGGGAGTTTGATATCATGAGCAAGTACGAAAGAGTGGGTGCGTGAAACTAAACGACTTTGAAGGCAAGTATGCCTGCTTTGAAAACGCACTTTCAAAAATTAAGAAAACGATATCCCAATGGTTTTGAAAAGCATCAGTCGGTGCAACGGGAGGGCTAGCCCATGACAGCAAAAGAGTATCTCAGACAAATAAGACGGCTCGATGAAGTAATTAACGTAAAGCTCGAGCAACTAGACGAATTGCGCAGTATGGCGGAAAGGGTAACCAGTGCCCCGCCCACCTTGGACAGGGTGCAGCCGGGCGGTGGTGACCAGGACAAGCTCGGTACGGTAGTGGCAAAGATTGTGGATCTGAGTAGCACCCTTGCCGACTCAGAAGACGAATTACTAAGTATGAGACAGCATGCCCTGGAGCTCATAAAGCGGATACCAGATAGCCGCCATAAAACGGTATTATACGACTATTATTTTAATCGCAAAACATGGGAGCAGATCGCTGTTGACATGGGTTTTACTTATCAGTGGGTGCGCCGATTACACGGCCGGGCACTCCAAGAGTTTGAAAAACTTTGGGAGAGTTGATAGAAGTTTATATTGCACCTGTGTTATAGTGTATGCGAGATGGTTTGGAAACGCAGCGCCGACATACCATCTTTTCTTTACCTCCTTGGTTTACCCCGGCCCACCTCCGCCGGAGTATTTTCATGGGAGCGGTGGCGGAAAAGGATACGCTAAAGCACGCCCTTAATGAGGCCGGCAAATAGGTGGCGGAAACAGGCTTGGGCTGGACGATCACCACCATGCGAGGTGCAAGTCCTCGCCCGCTCCATCTTAATTGCGAGGTGGTCTGATGAGTATACTTCCGCCAGGGTTCTACCGGGAGTGGAAAGAGAGATTGGGTCACGACATCCCTATAGAGGATTTGGAGGCAATGGCAGCTATTAACCAAATTGTGCTGAATTTGCGGTGGATGGAAAGCGTGCTAAGCCGGGCGAGGCTTTAAGGGAGGTGGAGGCTTGGCGGATTGGCATAAAGAGGCTTTGAGGTTACACACAGAACAAGGGCTTGGAGCCCGAAGAATTTCTGACGAACTTGGAGAGTCATTTAGTGCTGTCAACAGCTATCTTTATCGCTGGCGGAAAAAGAACCGCAAGAACGAGGAAATGAAGGATGATGCTGTCAATTTGCCCTACTCAAAAAGCGACTAGGTAAAGAACTAGGGGTCAGCAACGTTTGTGAAACATTGGGTATAAGCACAAGGGTGCTAGAAGCCACCGTCGAGGATTTACGAGAAGCCGGGTACATCATCACCCTTAATGGTGAGCATGTCAAAATGCACAAAATCGCTCCAAGCGAGGAAAACGAACACGTATTGGACTGGCAAGGCGACCAAACTATCAGGTTTGGCGTAGTATCCGACACACACTTGGGGAGCAAGTGGCGCTTTGCATGATCGGCGTCAAGATGAGCCGGGAATGCAACAGACCCAAGAGAGATAATAGGGTGGATCTTGCAGGTTATGCGGAGACACTGGATATGGTAGTTAACTATAAGCACCTTTGAGTTGTTGTATTTTATGCAACAACCGGGGTGTTTTAAATTTAGGTTGCCTGCACACGTTCTACGCGTTCGGGAGGGGACTATACGCCTCCCGCCTCTCCCGCCAAAAACAACTAAGGAGGTGATTTGGGTGTCCAATCTTACACTAAAGCAAGAAAAATTTGTTCAAGAGTTAATTAAAGGGAAGTCGCAGAGGGAAGCATATAGAATCGCATACCCCAAGAGCTTGAAATGGGCTGATAACACCATTGATTCGAGAGCAAGTAAATTGTTCAACAGTTATAAGGTCATTACAAGGTATAATGAGCTTCGTGACCGCCTCGTAAAAGAGGCAGAGGATGAATGCATCGTATCCGCCAAAGAGGTCTTATTAGAACTGAAAAAGATAGGGTTTGCAGATATTAAGAATTTTCTTACATTCAGAACAGAGAAGGTGTCAACCGGGGAAGATCCGGAGACGGGAGAACCATTAAACGAGTACACTCAAATCATCGAACTATTTGACAGTGACGAAGTGGACGGAAGCGTTATCCAAGAGGTTTCTTTGAACGCCAAAGGCACGTTCACGTTTAAACTATACGACAAGCTGAAGGCGTTAGATAAAATCGGGCAGCACCTTGGAATGTTTAAGGAGCTCAAAGAAATCACCGGCAAAGATGGAGGACCTGTCGAATTAAAGAGCTGGGTTGATTTGGTGGTGAAAGCACATGAAGGAGAGGCAGATCCTCCAGAAAGCCCAGCGTGACCCTGTTTGGTTCGTCGAGGAAGTTTTGAACGCTCACCCGTGGGAGAAGCAAGCGGAGATACTGCGGGCGGTCAGAGACTATCCCAGAACCGCCGTCCGGAGCTGCCACGGCGTCGGCAAGTCGTTCATCGCAGGCCAGGTGATACTCTGGTTCCTCTCCTGCTTCCCGTACTCAATCGTTCTGAGTACAGCTCCGACCTGGAGGCAGGTGGAGAAGCTGATCTGGAAGGAAGTGAGGGCTTCATACAGGAGGGCCAAGATACCGCTTGGGGGTAACCTCCTTCCCAAAAGCCCGGAGATTCAGATCGTCCAGGACGAGTGGTATGCTGCTGGCCTGTCTACGAATGAGCCCGACCGTTTCCAAGGCTTCCACGAAGAGAACATTCTGGTGGTGGTGGACGAGGCCGCGGGCGTGCCTGAAGAAATCTTTGAGGCCATTGAGGGTGTGCTTACTTCGAGTAACGCACGTCTTCTCTTGTTGGGGAACCCGACCAGCACGGCGGGGACATTCTTTCAGGCGTTCAGAGGCGGGGGCTGGAAGACGCTCAGCATATCCGCGTTTGACACGCCCAATTTCATGGCGTTTGGCATAACAGAGAGCGACATCGCTGCCGACACCTGGCGTAACAAGATCACCGGGCCTTTGCCAAACCCGAAGCTGATAACTCCGGAGTGGGTGGCCGATAAGTACAGACGCTGGGGGCCGGAGTCGCCGGCCTATATTGCGCGCGTTAAGGGTGAGTTTCCCCCAGAGAGCGAGGATACTCTCATCCCCTTGGCTTGGATCGAAGCGGCTATGGAGAGATGGCATGACATGGAGCACGGCGAACCGGTCGAACTCGGTGTGGACGTTGCCAGGTTCGGCAGCGACAAAACCGTCATCGGCGTTCGACACGGGTGGAAGGTCATCGCGCTCCACGACTACAGCCAGCAGGACACCATGGAGACCGCTGGCCGTGTGATTCAGGCGTACAAGGAGCACAGGGCCACCGATATCAAGATCGACGTCATCGGTCTGGGCGCCGGCGTGGCAGACAGGTTGAGGGAGCAAAGCGCTCCCGTGACCGAGGTCAACGTTGCAGAGAAGCCCAACGACCCCGAGAACTTCGACAACCTACGCAGTGAGCTGTGGTGGAACCTGCGGCAGCTCCTGGACCCGAATACCAAGATGAACCCTAACCCGATCGGTCTGCCGCCGAATGATGAACTCCTGGCCGACCTGTCCGGCATTAAGTACAAGATCAACTCCTCGGGAAAGATTGTGGTCGAGTCAAAGGCTGAGATGAAAAAGCGCTTAGGCCGCTCCCCAGACTATGGCGATGCGGTCTGTTTGTTGTTTGCGAAAGGGCGCAGGATGAACATCGACGCCTTGAGGGCACTTGCGAGCATAAAGATCTATCGCTAGAAGCGGGGTGAAAAGATGAGCTTCATAGGTGAGATGGTGAGGATACCTAGCAAGATAGCAGGAGAAATCTCCAGGCTGCGCCAAACGGTTCATCGATGGGGAATACGCATAGCCAGCTCTTCTCCGGGTGTTTACCAACTCCGTTCTGAACCTGTGGACTACCAGCTGGCGCGAGAGCTCTACGATAACACAAATGATGCATATAAGCTGGGCGCCGCCTTCGCCAAGCCGGTGATTAACATTACTGTCGGCTTCATGGGCATACCCCGTTTTGTCAGCGAGGATGAAGATGCGCAAGCGGTGCTGGATGAGTTCTTTGGGGAGCACTCTTCACTGATGCAAATGACGCATCTGGGTGGGCTGAGGGATGGGGATTGCTGGGTCTGGCTTACCCGGGAAGAGTCCGAAGAAAACAGTGCGCTTTATCCCGAGGCCGTTGGCGGCAGGTTAGTCTATAACATAATTCCGCCCGAGATGATTGCCCAGGACAAACTGAAGCGCCACCCCATCACGGGTGAGATCATCGAGTATGTACTCGAGTCCTCCTGCGGATGGATTGACGAACGAGGGAATCTACGCAAATGCAAGGTGCAGGAGCGCATCAATAGAGATGCCCGAATCACGACGATCATCGAAGGAGACAACCCTGGCATCGAGGAAGGGGAACGGGAAAATCCGTGGGGGTTCATCCCTATCGTTCAGTTTTCCAACGAGAGGGATCCAGGGTCTGCTTTTGGGAAGAGCGAGCTCGAGGTGATCGAGCCGTTCATCAAGGCATATCACGATGTGATGCTCCACGCCATCCAGGGTTCCAAGCTACACAGCACTCCGAAACTCAAGTTGCATCTCAAAGACGTCGACACCTTCTTGTCAGTCAACTTCGGCATAACGGATCTTGCCGAGTTCATGCGTAAGGGCGGCGAACTCAAGATTGATGGTAGAGAGGCGTTCATCTTTACGCAAGACGGTGAAGACGCCGACTTCGCCGAAGTGCGTTCTGCCACCGGCGATGCCAAAGAACTGCTTCAACTGCTGTTCTGGTGTATCATAGATGCCTCTCAGACACCGGAGTTTGCATTCGGAACCCACACGCCCAGTTCCCTGGCCAGCGTTAAGGAGCAGATGCCCGTGCTGATCAAGAAGATTGATCGCAAACGGGAGCCGTTCGCTGACAGCTGGAAAAGGCTCGCCAGGATGGTACTGGCTATGGAGTCGATGGCTTCAGGCAAGAAGTTTGCTACCCATGCTGTTGAGCTGGTCTGGGATGAGGTAGACCCGAGGGGTGACAAAGAGGTTGCTGAGACCATCGAAGTATTGGTAAGGGCCCTCACCACGGCCGTCAATAACCAGATCATGTCTCACGAGGCTGCCGTGTCGTTCCTGGCCAAGTACGTCGAGACCATGAACGACTACGAAAGTGATGACCCCGAGGTGATGGGTGAGAAAGACAGGATCGTCCAGGATATGCTGCGCAGGTCTCAGCTTGAGGACGCTCAGCTCGCTGAAGATGAACAAAAGATGATCGAGCAGGTCTTGGCCGAGATCCAAAAGAGCCAGAACCGCGGCCGTGATGGTGATGCGTGATGTCTGTCCAGGAGATGACCAGGCGCAACATCGAGCTTATTCGGCGCATATCAGACAGCGTGATGGGCCGGGAACTCCTCACAGCCAGAAGGGACTTTCTGGCTGTCAAACTGAGGCATGAGCCCGCATTGGCCAAGATATACCTGGATGCGGCGGATCGAGTGGCCAAACAGCTGAGAAGCTTGAGCCCCACTGTGGGTCAGCTGACTCGCAACCACCTCGAGGCCTTGGACAAAGCGCTGCGCAAGGAAGCCGACACCATCTACCAAAAGAGCGCTGCACTCATCAAGACGGGCCTGATGGAGGTTGTAGAGATCGGGGCCCGGCCGATAGACAACTTCCTCATCAGGGCTTTGAAAGAGGCGGATGCTCCGATAGACTTCTTGCGCCTGCAGAGGGGGTTTGCTGATCTCAACAAGTCTGCAGTCGAAGCCTTCTGGCTGCGCACTCGCCAAGGGTTAGCTATTTCGGATCGCATTTGGGAGCAGGCCGAGTCCGCCAGGCAGGCCATGCGGGATATTATCCACGCAGGCATAACTTCGGGGCGCGATGCTGTCCAAGTGGCGAAGGATTTAGAAGTTTATGTGAGAAATGGTACACTTGCGGAAGACTATCCGAACATGATGGCGCGCATGGAGCGCCGTGTGCCTGGCAACCTGTCCTATGAAGCACTCAGGCTTGCCAGGACAGAGTACGCAATGGCCTTTAACGAAGCAGTCTACAGCAGGGGCATGATCAACCCGGCCTATATCGGCGTTCAGTACTGCTTATCGGATAGTCATCCGGAGCCAGATATCTGCGACGATTTGGCGTCTGCAGACCTCTATGGCATGGGGCCAGGGGTGTACAAGAAGGGTGAAGAACCTCCCCACCCGCACCCAAACTGCCTCTGCTACGTCGTGCCCGTCGTCATTGAAACAGAGAAGTTTGTTCAGGACTTGATCCGTTGGAAGAAGGATCCCCGGTCGGTTGACTACTTGGAAGAGTGGCACAACAACATCTATAGGCAGATGGTGTTCTAAGGAGGGCCATCATGCCCCGGATACCCAGCCTCGAGACTACGCGGTATTGGGACAAGTTCCTCCATCTCGCACGAGACTGCATGAGGGACCTGTTTGACTATGCCCATTATTGGGATCAACTAAGTAGCGAGCACCGATACAGCTTGCTGCAGTCCTGCGGGCTGATCAAAACGGCCATACCGCATCTGCAGGGAGGTCGCGAAAGGGGCGAGCTGACCCGCAGGCAGCTGAGGGAACTGGCTGTTCTTGAGCGCAGGTATTCTGAGGCTGTGAAGCTCCTGGAACTGCTGAGACGCAGGGACCAGGAACTACACGCAAAGGAGAGGGACCATGAATAAGACCAAAGTCCAGTGCGACAATTGTCCTGCAGTATTCATCGTGCAGGACAATATGTTTGTTAGGCAGGTTGAGGATGGTATCGAGGAAGTCGGGTTCACCTGCCCGGAGTGTGGGCGTGAGACCATCGCCTACAAGATTGATGACGAGATCAAGCTGTTGCAGAAGAAGGTGAGGAAAGAGCGAGAGAAGGCCCAGAGGAAGATCGAAGCTGGCGTTGAGCCGAGGAAGGCCGAACGGAAGTTGAGGCAGGTGGTCCGTTCGCTGAGGCATTCGATGGATAGGCTAAACGGAAGGACACCTGAATAGCAAACGATGGGAGTTTCCTCCCACCGTTGTTATGCCAAATTTTGGTTTCTTTGAAAGGGGGTGACACCAATACCGATTAGCGTATTCACCATCAAAGACACCGTTTCCATCAAGGCCTGGGAGCCCACAAACGTGTGGCCCAAACTCAAAAAGGGCCTGGAGCAGGGAATCGGCGGTGCCAAGGAAGCTATCCAAGAAGCATATGCGGTGGTGACATCGCCCATAGGCGAAGACTTCGGCCCGGAACATGTCTTCGGCCTTCATCACGAAGTGACGGATGAAGGCGATGTGGTGCTGAACAAGTTTGCCCTTGCTAAGGCGGCTGCTGACCTATCCGCCAACACCAGCCTGACGGATGATCAGAAAGCTGCGGCCAGGGCCCACTTGCGGAGGCACTATCAGGAGCTGGAAGAGGAACCTCCCGCCAGCTTGGTAGAGGGAGAGATGTCTATCCTCGATGCTGCCCTCGGTGGAATGAAGCCGGCAGACATTCCTCTGGCCCCCGGGGTTGACTTGGAGGCTATCAAGGCCGGGGATGATGACCCGCTTGAGGTCGTAGTGAGTGTCCCAACCAGTAAGTCCAAGCGCGGCTGGTTCTACACGGGCGAGAGCTTGCAGGATATCGTTAACTTCGTGAACCAGCACACTCTATCTGGCTTCCTCGGGCACCAGAAGCCGGACAATGTGGACACCGAGTTTTCCACGCCCGTCACCCACTGGGTAGGAGCCAAGTGGGAAAACGGCAAGGCTTACTTTAGGGGTGTGGTGGACAAGGCAGCCGCGGACCTCAAACGGTGGATCCGCTCCAAAAGGGTCACTCAAGTGTCGATCTTCGGCATACCCACGCTAAAGAATGTTGGTGGAGAGGTTCATGTAGTCGGCTACAAACCGTTGTCCATTGATTGGACACCGCTGCATAGGGCAGGAATGCCCACCGAAATTGTTGCTGTCGGGGAAATGGAGGGAAATGGATGGTATTACTGCTGGCGAGTTTGATGTGAGTCTAGTTGGTTGGGATGGTAGTTTCGAGGGGTTAAGGGAGGCTCTCTTTGGGGCGGTGCGAACCAGGTTTGGCAACAAAGATGTCCACGCCTGGGTCCATCGTCTTTTTGCTGACCATGTGATCGTTGGAATGGAGCCCTCTACGGGCCCCAAAGAGTTTGCGAAAGTAAGCTACTCAATTTCAGATGGTCGTGTTGTGCTAGGGGAAGATGTTGTCAAAGTGGTGGAGCAGATAACCTATGTGCCCACCGGGGAGATGGAAGCCATCCCTGCACCTGGGGCTTCTTCGATGGCTTACGATGGCAGTCACGAAGGGTTAAGCGAAGCGTTACTGATGGTCTTGCGCACCAAGTTCAAAGAACCCGAGAATTTCGTTTGGGTGCGCCGAGTGTACGATGACCACTGCATCGTAGAGATCGAAAAAGGCGGAGCCTCTAGGTGGTTTAAGGTTGGCTATGGTGTTGTGGATGGCAAGGTAGTCCTGGGTAACGATGCTGTGGAAGTGAAGGAGCAGATCATCTATACCCGGGTATCCGGGGAAATAAGCACAGAAGGAGCTGATGAGAACATGACCATTCAGGAGATGCTGGTGGCCATTCGTGCTGCAGTGGCCAAAGGCGAAACCAACTTGGAGTCCATCGTTGGTGAGATGGGCTACACCAAAGACCAGGTGGTCGAACTCTTCGCTGGTGAGCAGCTGAAGAAGTTCAAAACGGCCGCCGAGTACGGCGCTGACCTGGCCGCTGCGTTGGGCTTCAGCAAAGACACCGACACCAACGAAGCCCTCAAGATCGCCGGCGAGATGGCCGAGGTTTGGAAGGCTCTGGGTTATGACAAACAGAAGCCCGAGAAGCCCGCTGAGGTCGTTGGCGAGATGGTAAAAGCGATGAGCGAACAGGCCAAGGCCGCTCACCAGAAGTTGGTGGCAGAAACCATCAAAGAAAAGGTGACAGGCGAACAAGCTCAACTGCTTGTGGCCAAGCTGCTCAATGTGCCGGAAGGCGCAGCCAAGGAGCAGATTGTCGGTGAGATCGACAAGATCCTGGCCGATGAGACCATCAAAGGTCTTTTGGGCAAGAACTTCATCGATCCGCCCGCACCCAAGGGTGGCGGTGGAGAGGGTGCTCCTAAGCACCTGGTCACAAAAACCGTATCCATTTAGTCCATTGAGCTGGAAGGAGGAATGACAAATGGCTTACAAAGGCCAACCGGTGCCCAGCACCACTTATCAAAAGGGTTACTTCAAGGTAAGCGATGGCAAGAGTGTTAGGGTGACTGTTCCTGCCAGTTCCGAATACAAGGCGGGGGAATTGGCTCTAATTGGCGGTTTTCTTGGATTTCTAACGCGAGATGTCAAGACAGGGATAGGCGAAACTGCCGATGCTATCCTGACCATCGAACAGGCAGAATACGAGACTGATCAAACCACAGAAGAGGAAGTTCTCGCTGTAGGGGATCTGATTTATTGGAACCCAACAACCAAGAAAGTGACTAAAGAAGCCAATGATGGCGAAGTTGAACCAACAGCTTACCGTTTGGTTGGTCGTGTTACTAGTCCTGTGGATGCCAATGGCGTTATTTGGTTCATCCTTGGGCCACAAGTTTAGGAATGGAGGAGATAAATAATGGCTAATAAAATTGTAAGTATCGAAACAGCCAGAGCCGCACGCAGACAAGGCACTTTCGAGCAGAAGGTGCCTTTTGTATTGGATGGCAAAGAACACAGCGTAAAAAAGCGCATCGTAAATGGCGAAATGGAGGTCTATGCCCTAAGCAAGCCCATGGGTGAGATGATCACCACTGATGCGGTTCGCAAGGAACTTTTGGAAAAGGTTGTGCTTGATGTTGAACTTGGAAGAGAAACTACTCCTACTCTCTATGCTCCAATCTATGAGCGTATTGAGGACAGGAATTTCCCCGAGATCTTCGATGCCAAGTGGGCACAAAAAGGCGTTATCGTGTTTGCCGAACACATCGAAGGTGAAGAAGTCAAGTTCGGTCACTTGCAGGCAGAAGAAGGCCCAACTGCCCGTATTGCAACTTATGCTGCAGGTATCGAGTACACCGAAGATATGGTTGAATACAACCGCACCTTTGAGATGGACGAAATTGATCGTGCGTTTGGCGAAGCTTACAACGCCTTACTCAATCACATTCACTTTGGGCCCATCATCAACTTCACTTATGGTACCGCTAACAAAACTGGAGCTGTCCTCATTGACGTTGAAGGTAATTTACCTGTGGAAGGCGACACAGCATTCGCAGCTCATCCCATCCTAAGCCTTCGCGAAACTCTCAAGAAGGGTATGGCTGACGCAAGACAGGCAAAACGTCCTGGTAACATCTTGCTTGTATCCGGTACAAGACTTGACCATATCCAAGAAGCACTAGGTAAGTTCCATGTCCGTGGTACTGATTATGCCTCTTTGACTGGTATCGATACAATCATCGCGTATGATGGTTGGGAAGCCCAGGTAGGCAAGAAGTCCTTCAAGTACAATGGCGTTGCTGATACCAAAGCATATTTAATTCGTCCGAAGCGTGGGTTCAAGGAGCTTGTTAAGCACGATCTAAGGATTGATGCTACTTTAGCAGACTTGTCTCGTTTGGTCGAAGCTCAAATTGTTGGTCGTGCCCGTCGTGGCGTATTCGCCGCTTTAACCGAGAACGTCCAAGAGATCACTCTGCCTGAATTTTAGGTGGTGAACTCATGAGATGCATTGATTGTGCGCATTATCCCTGGGTCCCGACAGCGAATCCAGGGATGATGCCTCCCATGAGGTGCCATCCAGAGCTGGAGGCCAGGCGTTGGACGGAGGAGAGCAAGAAGCTGGATCTCCGCTGTCCTCACTTCGCCGGCATAGGGGAAGACCCCGGCCAGACCGAAGTGGCGGTGATGGAGACTCCCTCGGGGGATAACGCCGGCGCAAGCGGCTTTGTCAGCCCAGACGATTTCACGGCTAAACAGCTGAGAGCTATGGCCGATGAGTACGGTATCAAGTACAAGGCCAGTGCCACCAAGAAAGAACTGGCAAGGTTGATCAATGACCATTTGAAGGGGTGATAACATGACCCCAACACAAGAGGCGATCGTGAAGCTCAGGCTGTACCTGGACGAGAAGATCCCGCCAGGCGGCAGTCAAGATGACACCCGCTTCTCCGACACCGAGCTTGAGGTGTTGCTTGATGACTCTGAAACCATCTACGGAGCGGCATCGCTTGGTTGGAGCATCAAGGCAGCCATGATCCAGAAAGAGATGGGCGATATCGAGGAGACCCGGACGGGCCAGGAAACGTATCGCTACGTCCAACTGAAGGATCGGCTTGCCCATGCACAGACGATGGCTGAGGACTTCCAGCGACGTGAGCAGGAAGAGCTCGGGAAGAAAAAGACGGGCAGCTGCATCCTGCGCATAGCCGCTCCAGAGGTGCTGTAACATGGACCTTCAGAAGCGAAGAGAACTCACTCTGAAGGCCATAGCCATCAACCCATGCGAGATCGTCCTTACAAGGCGCCAGCGGGTTGATGATGGTGCAGGCGGATGGACGGATGAAGACACACAGTTGATCTCCCAGACTTTCCGGCTCTTCCTCGGAAACAGTTCCTCCAAAGAGATCGTGAAGGACGGCGGGACACTCCAGGTGAACAACCGAGAGATGCTTTGCCCATGGGATGCAGATGTGCAGGCCGGCGACACCTTTGAGTTTGGCAGGGTCCACCACCGAGTGGCAGTGGTGAACCCCGTTCGCTATCTGGGCGAGATCGTCTCGTATCAGTGCGTTGTGGAGGAGGTGGTGTGATTGCCCGGGGCAGATCAAGTGAACCGAAATCTCATGGCTTTGGCCGACAGGCAAAAGGCGGCGCTGCTTGCTTTGAGCGAACAGTATGCGGCCAGAATGGAAGCCTATGCGAAAGCCAACAAGAGGTGGCAGGACAGGACCGGGAACGCCCGCCAGGGCCTCTTTGGATACTCCATCATGCGGGACCAGTCCTTGATCACTCGTGTCGCCCATACCGTGGACTACGGCGTGTACTTGGAACTCGCCAACCAAGGGCGATTCGCCATCCTCCTGCCCACGGTCAGGCGTTTCGTGGCTGACTACCTGGAAGATGCCAAAAGGGTGATGTCCGGATGAGGGCAGCCCTCTATCAATACCTGGTTCAAAACTGCGAGTCCATCACGTCTTGGTATCAATCGGGTGCCCCCAATAAGGACACTAAGAAGCCCTACGGTGTCATCAAGCTTGGCGAAGAAATGAGAGCCCCTTTGAGCAATAGGGGGTTCTTTCGCGAGTTGACCATCTGGCCTTACTTCGCCCCCGGCAGCTTCGTTGCGGTCGACAAGGCCGTGGCGGAGATAAAGCAGTTGTTGTCAGGCGCCATCCTGACAACGAGCGAAGGTCACATGTTTGAGATTGAGTGGGTTCACACAGGTCAGGACTTCCAGGACCCTGACCTAAACGCCATAACTCGCATGGTCGAGTTCAGAATCCCATGCGTTGGGAAGTAATGAGAAAGGAGCTGAGAAGATAGATGGACATCCTTTACGGCTGCAAATTGATGATCGTCAAAGAGATTGATCCTTCGACAGGGCTAGAAAAGACGGGCGGTAAGACCGCTCGCTTCGAGACTCCGCAGCAGTGCGGCATCAACCACCAGTGGATTGAGGGCCAGCGCACAGAGTTGCGAGGTGGGGACCGCTTGCTCAGTACTGTCGAAGAGCCGGCCTCCCTGATCGGAGTCGAGCTTTCCTTTACGAATGCCACCCTGCCCGGAGAAGCCCTCGCACTCTTGGCCGGAGGTACCTACCAGAATAACAAATACAGCGCTCCGAGGCTTGGAGAAGAGCCCAGTCCCGTGATCGTCGAGCTGTATGTCGCCAAGTATGAAGAGGGCAACAACGACACGAGCGGCATCACTGGGTACCGCAAGTGGACCTTCTGGAATGCCACAGGCCGCGTGCCCAACTACACCGCTCAGGACCGCAACTTCATCACACCGCAGTTCACTATCCGTGCGAAAGAGAACGTCAAGGCCGACAAGCCTGTCTATGAATGGGAAGACATCACTAGTCTGCCTAGTCTGCCGTCGGCCAGCTAACCCCCTTGGTGGAGGCTGCTCGCCTGAGAGCAGCCTCCTTACATTTGGCCCGGTGAAAGAGGTGAGAACGTGCAGATCGAGCTTATCTTGAAAGATGGCTTGGGAGAGTCCATCTTGCTCCCCAGTACGCTGGCGATTGACGGTCACGCTGTGAGGAAGGAGATCCCAGGAGTGGTCGTGCCAGGAAAGAAGGGAAGGCGCGTTTTTCGCGACCTTCAAAGGGTGGAGTCGGCCACCTTGAGGGCGTCTGGCACCATCGAGTGCTGGAGCAAAGAAGAGGCTGATGACTATGCCGCTCAGCTGAGAAGCAAGCTTCTAAGCCAACGAGAACCAATGTGGCTCAAGCGCTTCGAGGGAGCCAACAAGTTCATGCGGGTCTACTGCACCGGGGTCGAGCACGACTTCGCGAGAGGCCATTTTGGGGGGAGAGTCTTTAGACTCGATGTGACTTTCCAGGCCGACGATCCCCACTGGTACTCCACGAATTACAAGCGCGTGGAGCGGAACGCTCCCTTGACGAGCCCGATCAACATCATCACCGTCAACAACGAGGGCGGAGCCGAGACCCATCCGTTCATCTGGATCTACGGTAAGACCTCGGGCGGCCAGCACACCAGAAACCCCAAGATCACCAACCATGCTACCGGGCTTAGGATACAGTATGCAGGGACCGTAAAGCAGAATGAAGTGCTGCTTTTCGACACGGAGAAGCGGAAGGCTTTGTTCGTTCCCACCAACATCCTTCACTCCGGCGCTGTTCAAGCAGCCACCGCCGACAGCGTGCAACTTGCGATCAGCGCTTCACCGGTTGACGACTACTACAAAGGCCATATCGTCAAAATCGTTAGCGGCCCCGGGGCGGGCCAGTACCGTCACATCGTCGGCTACACCGGCACATCCAAGGTGGCAGTGATAGACACCCCCTGGGTGACCAACCCCACATCTTCTTCCACCTATGAGGTCTATCACTTCTCGTGGGTGGAGGGCTACTACGTGCACGAGGCCCAGTCTTTCGGCGGTACCACTGGGGTGGATGTTACCAACCTGACTAATGCGGGGTACGTGGTGGATGGGTTCCCCCTTATACCCGGTGTCAACCTCATCGAGGTGGAGTGTGACACCAACCTGTTGCATATTGAAGTCCTTTTCAAAGAGAG